CTCAATCGGTTTTTCAAAAAGGCGGAAGCCACGATAAGTCGAAGCGACGAATACCGTTCTGGTGTCTACCGATTCCGGGGTCACGCTAAGCGGGACTTTTGGAGATGGGTTTGCTCTTGGGCGAGAGCCGTACGAAAACCATCAGACCTCGGTTTTTCTGATGATGGATACGTGCTGCCTCAATTAATCACTACAGAACACGTCGTGTCATCCAGGGCAAAGAATCCCGAGTACCTTTTTGACATGCCAGCCGTCGGATTGGCTGAGCAACGATCGGAACGTAAACGAACAATCCGTGAGCGATGCGAGCTGGCTCATTCACTTATCGCTCCAACCGGAAAGCCGGCCGTCGCGTGGTGCCACCTTGATGTTGAGGGTGACATGTTGGAAGACATGATTGAAGGCTCAGTTCAAGTCACCGGGTCTGACTCTGATGAGTTCAAGGAGGAGACCTTTGAGGCGTTTGCATTGGGTCAAATACGAGTCTTGGTTTCAAAGCCGGTGATCGCCGGATTTGGTTTGAACTGGCACCATTGCGCTCACCAGACATTTTTTCCATCCCACTCTTTTGAACAATGGTACCAAGCGGTTCGCAGATGCTGGCGATTCGGACAAAAGAGCGCGGTAAGGATCGACGTTATTTCATCCGAAGGCGAAGCTGGCGTTTTGAAAAACCTCAAGCGCAAGGCTGATCAGTCGTCGGAAATGTTTGCCCACTTGGTTGCTCTCATGAATGAGCAGCTTCACATCGAACGCAGGAAAGTCGAAACACTCAACGTAACTATACCATCATGGCTAAGGAAGTAATCACAAACCACTACGCGCTTTATAACGGAGACTGTATTGAGGTCATGCGCGCAATGCCTGACGAATCAATCGGAATGTCGATTTATTCGCCTCCGTTCTGCGGATTGTACAATTACTCTTCTGACGAGCGGGATCTTTCAAACTGCCGCAGCTATTCCGAGTTTTTTGAACACTACTCGTTCGTTGTGGAGCAGATTGCCAGAATAACCCCCCCAGGAAGAATAACCGCCGTTCATTGCATGGACATTCCCGGAAAAGGCAATGGAGAAACCGCCAGAATGGGGAGCGGAGCAAACACTGGTACCGGACTTATCGACTTCCCTGGAGACATTATCCGACTCCACGAAAAGCATGGGTTTGAGTTTTCAGCCCGTCGCGCGATCTGGAAGGAGCCGCTTGGCGTCAGGCTGCGGACCATGGCAAAGGGTCTTGCCCACGCTCAAATCTGCGAAGACTCAACTTTGTGTGATGTGGCTAGCGCCGACTACTTGATTACGTTTCGAAAGCGCGGAGAAAATAAGATACCGGTAAGTCACCCGACGGGCCTTCATCGGTATGCCGGTGAGCGTGTCATGCCTCACGAATTAGAGCGGTATCGCGGATGGAATGGAAAGCAGACCGAAAACCGTTTTTCACATTGGATATGGCGTCAATACGCTTCCAGCTTTTGGGATGACATTCGCATCGAGCGAACACTCCCTTATCGTGATACAAAAGGCCAAGATGACGAAAAGCACGTCCACCCTTTGCAATTAGATGTCATCGAGCGTGCGTGTGTTTTGTGGACAAATCCGAGGGAGATCGTCCTTATGCCTTTCATGGGTGTCGGATCCGAGGGTTACGGCGCTGTGCTGAACGGGCGAATCGGTGTCGGGATGGAGCTTAAAGAGGCTTACTTCCGACAAGCCGTGTTGAACATGACGCAGGTCGGAGAAGCTATTGAGCAGGAGCTTTTTAAGCCTGAGCAGACATCTTGTGGAGGTGAGATGTGAATCGCAAAGCGATGAAACCAATTCAATCAATCGAACTTCCGGCAGGTATTTTCTGACATATGAGCACGCGCATCACACATCCCAACCTCAAGTTCGTCCCAACCCGCGAAAGCCAGGCTGAAAAGGTGTACCAGCGGTACTACCAGAAACCGATGAAGATCGGCCGGGACGAGGCGCTCGAGGCCGCGAGCAATCGCGAAATCTACCACAACGCCGCAGCCATTGCAGCCGCCGCAGTGAGGTCTGGCTTGCTCAAGATGCCGACGAAACGGAAGGACATCGTGTGAAGACATTTGACCTGCCATCTCAGAAGTACATTCGGCGTGTAACCCGATGGGCGCAGCCGCTGCCGGAGGTAAAACCTCAGGAGCCTGCAAAGCCGCATCCGCTCAAGGGCAAGCCTAAGGCGTCCACGATTACGCCAGCGGAGGTGCACGAGATGCGACGACTGAAGATGTCGGGGATGCTTAACAAGGAGATCGCTGAGAAGATGGGGCGGTCCTACACGGCGGTCCAAGTGATCGTGACAGACCTAACCAAGGCAACCCGCAATGAGGCCGATCAGAGGCGCGCAATCATCCGGCAACTGCGAGACAGAGGGGCGACCTACCGAGAGATCACGAAGGCCACGGGAGCAGGCAAGACGGCGATCCAATGGGCGGTGAATAAGCCTGTGAGGGTGAATAGGAGATCGCGGTGGAAGAAACCCAAACAAACCACTGGTCAGTCGCAGAACAATCGCTAGAGAGAAGCCGTTGACGCGAGGTGTGGAAGCTGAGCGTCGGCAACATCAACAAAGCAAATGACACCAGAATTTCCCCAACCCGTTAGAGGTCTCAGCGCGTTTAGCTTTGGCGTGCTCTTCCATCCTCTGGCGCGGTTGGGTTTCTGATTTCATGAAAACCAAACGAAAAAGCATTTCAAAGCGAATCAGGTTTGCCGTGTTTTCGCGAGACGGTTTTGCCTGCCGGTATTGCGGAGCAACGTCAGAAAAGGCGCAACTCGTGCTCGATCACATTGAGCCCGTTTCTAAAGGTGGATCAGACGAGCCTGAAAACTTGGTAACAGCCTGTGAGCCATGCAATGCCGGAAAGTCCGACAAAAGCGTTAAGGCGGCTGCTGTCAACGAATCCCACCGGTTGGCCCTTGCCCAAGAAATGCAGGAGCAGAAAGCCGCGCTTGCCGCCGCAAAGGCAGCCTCGGAAGCGAGGAGCAAAATCAGCCAGGAGATTTGCAATTACTACTGCGAACTTCGCGGAGTTGAAAGCATCCGAAAGGATTGCCTGCGGACCTATGTTTCATTTGTCCACAAGCACGGCGTCGAAGCGGTTTTTGGGTGGATGGAGTTGGCGGCTTCAAGGCTTACGGAGCGGGCAAACGACGTGGATTTTATCCGGTACGTTTGCGGCATCAGACGCAAGCAGATGAAAGACTCAGGGGAGGATTCACATGCCTAACCGCTACATCCGCGAGTCAGCCATTGAATCGCAGCCTGTGAACGCTCTGTCATGGCAGGGAGAGGTCTTTTACCGCCGCCTGCTAAACCGTGCGGACGATTTTGGGCGGTTTACTGCAAACCTTGCGCTTTTACGAGCATCACTGTTCCCGCTTCAACTCGACAAAGTGTCCGAAAAGGACGTAGCTCGGCTGCTAAAAGAGGCAGAAGACTGCGGACTTTTGGCGACCTACGGTGTTGATGGAAAGCAATTTGTGACCATTGCAAAGTGGGAAAAGGGGCGTGCTCAACAAAGCAAGTATCCGCCTCCGCCTGAAAACATTTGCGAGCGTCTGCAAACATATGTTTACAGCGGTAAACATACACACACAGATGTCCACGACTCCGACTCCGACTCCGACTCCGACTCCCCCAAAGCCCCCAAGGGGGCGGAGCCTGTAGGCTTCGCAGACTTCTGGGGAGTCTACCCAAGGAAGGAATCGAAGGTAAAAGCGATCAACGCATGGAAGAAAAATGAACCAGACCAAGCGACCCAATCACGAATCCTGAAAGACGTTGTCGCCAGAAAAGCCTCCGAGGCTTGGACGAAAGAGAACGGCCAATACATCCCGCATCCTGCCAGCTACCTGAATCAAAGACGCTGGGAAGACCTGATTGAAGTTCCGCAAACGAAGGAGATGCTTGCAGACAAGCTACGCGCTCACCCAGGCAACCCAAACCATGTCGCGCACTCGACGGCAACATCTCAGCAGCTTTGCGAGTTCTCCGAGATGTTGACCAAATACAAGGCCATGCCGTGAGCCAATCAATTGACAAGCTGCCGCCGCACGACATTGATGCGGAAATGGGAGTGATCGGATGCTGCCTCACGTCCAGAGAATGCATCGACGCT